GCTTAGCGTCTTTTCCAGCTCCAGAGATAGTAATTGTTATACCTCCATAGTTATAGTTTATATTATTAGATGTCGGTGCTATTGGGGTTGCATCTGATGCTCCAAGCATTTGATACGATTTAGATAGAGCCGCTTGTGAAGCAGCCATTGCTTTAGAAGTTGCCGCATTTAAAGAAGATGTTGTTGATGAGCCTGTTGCGCTAGATGACATTCCGCTTGAATAGTGGCCCGCATCCCAGCTTGATGCTTGAAGAAGCTTTAAGAAATCATCCTTAGAAGCGCCTCCTGAGCGAAGAGCCTTAACAATACTTGTATAACCACGACCAGAAGCATCTGCCCCAGTTAATGTTCCTACTGTTGCTGCTAAGCCCTGTTGCCAAGACGTATAGGCCTGAACTCCAGATCCTGGTTTGCCAGTGTTGTAGTTGTTAGAGCCATCCATTTGGTATGAGGTATTAAGCGGATTGTATCGAGCGGTATTATTCCAGTTTCCACCTTCCATACCTTCCCACATAGTTATGTTAGCAATGTTTTGCGGAGTTGTTGGGGCGCCAAGGGCGCCAAGCAACATAGATGCAAAACCGCCTGCTGTTACTGAACCACCATTTGCTCTACCAATAACATGGTTAGGAATAATAGTTCCATTAGTTTTAGGTACAAATAGCTCAGGTCCTTTTTCACCAACAATGTAAGGGACGGCTCCTCCAACAGGGCCGCCTTCGGCTTTACCGCTTAAACCTAAGAACCCTAAGACACTATTAATAATTTTGCCTCCGGTGCTCCCACCTAAAGCTGAAACTCCTGTGTAAGCGCCATTAGTAGCACCAAGCGCAGAAGCTAAAGCCCCTAAAGAAGCTGCTGCGTTATTAGCAAGCGCTCCTAGCTCTTGTGAGCCCGCAAATCCCCCGGCTGTAGCTGAAGCTGTCTTTGTTAGTAAGTTTGTTTGCGCAGCAACATTTCTTCCTATAGCGTTGATAGTAGCTGTAGAAGCGCCCAATCCTTGAAGAGTAGATTTAGAGATGTTTCCTATAGGAGTCTTTCCTCCAGTTTGCGCTTTAGCAAGAAATCCTACGTAAACAGATTGCATTGCTACCGGGTCGCCGTTTAATAATGAGCTTAGGCTTTCATAAAAATATCTGCCCGGCATATACGACTCTTTAATTTGATCTGCTGTAAGCATAGGCATACCGGGCTTATTAAAGTAAGCCCATAGTTGGTCAATTACTTGACTAATACCTAAAATGTCACCATTGGCTTGTCGTATGTTAATGCCCATAGCACGAGCCATATTTACAGTAGAAGGCGCGTTAAAAGTCGCAGCCACTCCAGCGGCACCTTGCTCTCCAAGACCGGGCATAAGGTTAGAGAGCGTGGTAATTCCAGAAAGAACACCTCCCTGGCCTGTAAAGTTTCTTGCACCACCTAAACCACTGTTTTGTGCAGCCATGATTGCATTAATAGCATCCATGTTATTAAGGGCTGTGCCTTGAGAAGCAAGCTGGCGTTGAAGCGCGTTAATCTGGTCAGTGCGCCCCTGTAAAGAGCCGCCAAAACCAGCAACCCCATAAAAAGCGGCACGGTTAGTTAAAAGGTCTTGCTGAACAGCCGTTGGAACACCGGGCATAGCATTTTGCAATAAATTCATGCCGTACATTCCGGCACCAACGGCTCTTGTAGCAAAAGAGCCATTATCGGCTACTCTATTGTCACCAGTATTTGCTTCCCCGTCACCGCCGCCTGCTCCTTTAGCTGCTGGGGCGCCACTTTCGGCAGTTTTATTTCCGGATCCAACTCCACCAGTAATGCTTGCCGCACTCTTTGCAATGTTGTTGACGCTTTTTTCTACGCGTTGAAGCTTAGGGATAATTTGGTTTTCAAGGACATTTGCAAGGTCGAGAAGGCTGTTTTTGATGTTGGTAAACGAGCTGCCGTTTAAACCAAAGAATGATTTAATATCCATCAGACCTTCCTACCTCTCTGTGCTCTTTCAATCCAGTTAAGCCGTTCTCTTGCAGATAATTCTCTTATATCTGCTAATGTCCAACCAGTAAAGGTGCGGGTTAGCACCTCATACTGGTCTAACAAATTCTCATAATCTTGCTCGTTATAAGCGAAACAAATCTACAAGACTAAGTGGGAGTGACATAGACTCACCACATGCCTTACAGACCTTGCTCACCTCCCCAAGGCGTGGGCCTGGGGTACGAGCCATAATTTCATCAACAATCTGAGCCCGAACTGCAATGCCAAGATTAAGAACTGTGCTTGCTCCCAGAGACGGTTCTCCATTTACGGACTGAACGCATCCTGATAGCAAGATAGTACTTAGCTCTGCAGAGGTTTTATCAGAGTTTTCCATCAAACGCTTTTGAGTAATTCCTGTAGGTAGAGCTACCGTTACTACTCCATTTTTAGTTTTAATGTGCCATGCTCGATCAGCAATTGGGTCTTCCAACTTACTCATTGGAATGTCATCTTTTAGATCAATAGATACATCTTGTTTTGCATTACAGCTTGGACAAAAGACTGTGGTGTCTAAAGTTTTACCAAAGGTAATTCTTCGAATGCCAATTAAAATAGCGTCTCTGTCACCTGATAGTAGAAGGTCTAGATCGTCTGTTGTAGCCGGTCTAGAACCAATTTTTACTAGTCCGCGTTGTAGAAGGGTATTAAGCGCTTTACCAGTATTGGATGCTTTAGCAATTGCCTCTTCATCCATACCGTTAAGCTCACGTACTTCTACGGTTGTTACAAGTGTTCCTCCATCAATAAATCCGCCCGGTAGTTCTACTTCAGGTCCTGGAGGAGCCTTAGTCTCAATAGTTTGAGCTGGCTCCTCCATTGCCTGTTGAGCAAATTTATTTACGAGTTCTGCATCGGTTATTACTTTTGACACGAATTGTGCTCCTTAATTTGTATTAGTAATTAGCTAGTGGGGTTACAGCTGATGAAGATGTATAAACATTTCCACCAGGGGTCAAGAACCCTACTGATAGACCTTCGTGAACAAGCTGCATTGACTCAAACAAGATTGCTCCGTTTGTAGCATCTAGATCTGTGTAGCTGAGGTTGGTGATCCAGGCATTGTGCAAACGAAACACCATCTGAGCAACATCTTCACTGCCAGCATTGTCATCTGTTGTTGGATGCTGAGTAACCTTGATATCAATGTTTAGACGGAAGCCCTTAGCTGTAGCAGCAACGCCATTTAGACCAGTACCTGCAGCAGCAGAGAAGAGGCCACGCATCCATGTAATTGCCTGGTCATTTCCATAGATAACTCCACGAGTAAATGTAACAGGTGTGAAAGTTGTTAGTCCAGGCATCTGGTGAACAGTGGTGTTGTATCCACCTTCACGATATTGGATGCTTTGAACGTTAGTCTGTAGGCCGCTAATGTTGGTAAATCCACCAGACCAACCAGATGAATATCCAGTCGGTGTTGTAGATGTGCCCGTAGTAGCTGTGCCGCTAGCATCAGCAATACGTGTATCAAAAACAGAATCAGTTCCTGTGGTTGATACTGGTGTAAAGTTGACACGGAACCGGAACGAGCGTAGCGGATCAGTGGCGATACTTGAGTTGAACGTGCTTAGATTAGCCATGGTCTATCTCCTTACGCGATTGTTACGGTGGTGCCACCGTTGTATTGGCCAATATTAATAACTACAAACTCAGCTGGGCGCTGCAAAGCAACACCAACCTGAATATTTACATACCCGTTGTCAATAGATGACTGTGGGTTATTTGTGCTATCACACTTGACAAAGTATGCGGCAGTTGGAGTTGTTCCAGAAAGACCGCCTTGTGCCCAGAATGATGTCAAGAATGAAGAACAAGCAGCGTTTAGTCGAGTCCATAGACGTGAGTCATTTGGCTCAAAAATTGCAAAACGTGTTAGGTCAATCAAGCTCTTCTCAATGTAGATAAGGCTACGACGTACTGGTACGTACTTGTCTACATATCCTGGCTTTAGAGTGCGAGCGCCAAATACTACGATTCCAGATCCTGGGATGTAGCGAATAGCGTTAACAGGTGCGGCCGCTGAGTTAAGAGAATCAAGATCAGCATTGCTTAGAGCTGGTACTGATACAACTGCAGCAAGGCGTGATTGGAGACCCGCTGGGGCCTTAAACACTCCGCGGCTTGCGTCAGTTAGCGCGTAAAGACCAGCAACAGCTGCTCCAGCACCAAGGGTCTTAGTTGCTCCTGAAGGTGCTCCTACAGAAACTGTTGGGTCAGCAATTGTTACCTGTGGGTAATAAACGGCTGCCTGTGAAGTCGCTGTGTAGGTAGCTGCCAAAGTCAACTGATTAGCTGCTGTGTCATTGATGCCATCAATAACAACAAAACCATCTGTACGAGTTGAGGCTGCGTATGAGATAGCCGCGTTAACAGTTGTAGCGTCTGTGTATCCTGGGATATTGATAACCAAAGACTGGGTAATAGTGTCAAATGGGCTTGGGCTACCAAACGCATAAGAAACAATTGTTGAACCTGTTACAGCTGATCCATCTGAACCAGTGCTGAGTGACTGATTAGATACAACAGCTGGGTTATTAGCTGGCGCAGTTGTAGTTGAAGCAAGGTCAGTAGCTGTCAAATATGTTGAGTTATTGTTGATAACAGTAACTGCATAACGGCTATCTGCAGAATTCATTGTTACATCTGTCCACTGTTCAACAATGTATCCAGCAGTGTTTCCACCAAGGTATACAATAATATTGAAGTAGCCTGTAACAGTTGAGGCTGTGATAGATACATTTAGTGTGTTACCCCATGAACCAACGTTCTTTGCGTTTAGGCGAAGTGTTGGCTGAGGAGTTCCGGCAGTATCATTGAATGAACGTGTAGCAGCGGCTGCGGTAGCGCCTGGAACACGAAGGATATAAGCCTGATTTCCACCATTAGCAAAGTACATATAGGCACCAAGTGGAAGCGCGTTAGATGCGCCAGTGTTCCAAGAACCAAATAGGTTTACATATTGGCTCCAAGAAGTTACTAGTGTAGGTGTAGTTGGACCGCGGTCAGCAGCACCAATAAGAGCAGCAACTGTGTTAGAAGATGCCCCAGCTACTGGCTGGATTGGGTTCAACGTCTCTTGGACGTATACCCCGGGGCGTGCGTAGGTTGTCATTAGAGTGTCTCCTTGTTAGTTAAGAATTCGTTACAGATAGTGGGACAGGTGTTAGACCAGACGGGATATACGAAGTAGTGTTGTTAATTTGTACAGTAGATACAAGCTTGATGGCCACAGCGTTAGCTGCATCTGGGGTCATCTGACTTACCACTCGTACCGTGTACACATTTCTCAAGAGACGGCGGTTTCCGGTTTCACCCTCAACTGTGTCTCTCTTTACAAATCCATCAACGAACATAGATCTAATGCTGTAGTTAGACCCAGATGGGTTTGCTACTTTTAGATAGCCGTACTTTGATGGAAACTTAGTCATTAGCTGATAGATGATTGATCTATCATGGCGTGGGTGGCGGGCAAAAGAAGTTACCTGGTAAACAAGGTCGTAAGCCACCGGAATTTTATTTGTATAGGCGTAGTTTGGATCAGCGGTTATCGTACCCAAGTTATCTGTGTCTGTAATAAAGCCATAAGTTTGGCGTTCATTAGCAGGTAAAATGTCAATTAAGTCAATAGTAATGTAAGGAAATATCTGATCTCTTACTTCAACGTCAGGGAATCCATACCAAACTTTAACTGGACGGTTAGCGTTCTTATCATCAGAAACGGTGATGCCGCTAAGATGGCCTTTAAGGGCTGAGTCTTCAGCAAGTACAAATGGGTAGGTGATTGTCACATTATCCCCATCTCTGGAAAGAGGTTATTGATTGTCTTCTCAGCAAGGACGCTTGCGATAACTCCCTCTGAACGAGAGATAAATGGGCGTATAGCAGCGTTAGGCATTTGTCCAGGGCCGCCATATTCTAAGTCTTCTACCTCTGTAGTGATCTCTTCTGGGTAGTGAACAAATAGATTAAAGTCTCTATCGCACTCAACGCTGATGCTATCTACGATGTGCTTAGGCCATTGTGAAGTTGAGGCCAAAAGACGTAGCTGCTCTGTAAGGGGAGGCAAAAGCTCATCTACCGCTTTACGAGAGATTGAGTCAATACTATTTGCGCTTATTAGCACGCTGAATCACCTTATATCCGATGTAAGCTGCACTTACGACATCTGCGACATGCCAGTTAGGTTCTGGAATATGTTCGGTAATAGCCTTGGCGAACTCAATGTCCGAAGGCTTATCTACCTTATCTTTGTCAGCCATAAGTATTCTCCTAGGGGGAGCAGCAAAGTACATCGCAGAGGTGAAGCTTTAATCCCGCACGGGATTACTATAAGGATAAACGAAAGGGCGCCCGTAGGCGCCCTTAAGTCTTAATTACTTTTACTTATCCTTCTTTACCTTCTTGGCCAATGCCTTGTCCATCTTCATATCGGCTTTAGCAGATGGGTTCTTCTTATCCATCTTCTTATCAGCCTTCTCAAAGGCCGCCTTCTGCTTAGGGCTCATACCCTTTTCAATCTTAGCGTCAGACTTCTTATCTGCCTTCATACGTGCTGACTTACAGGTAGCACAGGTGCACTTGCAACCTGCTGCTGGCTTGCCAGCCTTACATCCACAGCCACACTTAGCGCACATTTACTTACCCTTCTTCTTAAGAGCCTTGAAATCTGCTCCAGTGATCTTATCTTTTGGGGCAGCAGCTGAAGCTAGCTTCTTCTGCTTTGAAGACATAGGTTTAGCCTTGCCCTTGCCGTATCCGGCTTCGCCCTTTTTCTTACCGCATCCACAGGTCATGCACATATTACTTACCTTTTTTCTTACGAGCAGCTGCAATATTGTCAACTGCATTTGGATATGGACGACCAGCGGCTTTAGCTCTAGCACGGGCTGAGGCCTTCTGGCTCTTACTTAGTTTACTATGCTTACCACCGTCTGGGTCTTTCTTATCCCAAAGAGGTTTTTCTTTAGCCATTACTTCTTCTCGTCTTTCTTACCCTTAACAGCAAGCTTGGTCATCTTCTTCTGACCATACTTCTTACGGCCTGCTGCAGCGGCAACTGCGGCTGGATCTGTGGCACCGCTTTTAACGGCAGCCTTCTCTACAGCCTTAAAACGTGCTCCTGAACCTAGTTTTGCCTTAGCCATTATTTATCCTTCTTTGCTTGCTTTGCAGCGCGCTTCTCTTTAAGGGTCATCTTTGGCTCTTTCTTCTGGTTGGCGTTTCCTTTTTGTTCTTTATTTGCCATCTTTTTTATCCTTTACCTTCTCGGGTAGTTTTCCTTTTGGTGTTTCTTTCTGCCATTGGCGCGCCATCTTAGGGTGGGTGGCATACATCCACTTCTCCTGGGCGCGACTCTTAAATGGCATTATGGCTTCTTAATGACAATCTTGGTTGACTTCTTAGATGAGGAATTGATAGAAATAGTCTCACCTTTTTTAGTCAGACGGATGCTCATGCAGTTGTAACCATCAATACTGCAACCTTAGGGCTGCCAGATGCTGCAATTGCATAGACCTTCTCTGATGGGCTAAGGCTATCAAGGGTAATTGATGCGCCAGCGGCAAGTGATACGCCATAAGAGGTAGAAGAAACGTTAGATGCGCCTACATAGACAACAATAGAGTTATCTGTGTTCTGGATAGATACGCTTCCATACTGCCAGGTGTTACGAACTTCTGGGCCAACAGTTACGGCAGGATCATTGTTAAGTAGGGTTGCGGTTGAGGCATTAAGCGTAACAACCGAGTGTGTGAGTGCCATGTGGCTCCTTAGTTAGCGTGAACTTCCATAATTTTAGCGGCTTTACGGACATTACAAAGGCCATGTGCGGGACGTATATTATCCAAAGTATGGGTTCCACCTTTAGATAAAGGGGTCAAATGGTCTAAGTGCATTCCGCGCTCCCAGCCCTCTTTATTGGTCCTTCTGGGGGCTGCAATGTCGATTTCTTTTTGGCAAATGTGGCAGGTTAACCCGTAGGCATCTAGTACTTGTTGCTCTGTAAAGTCTTCTACTTGGGTTTCTCTTTTGCGGGCTCTACGCCTACCCTCTTTTACACGGTTTCTTTCTGGGTGCTCCTGCTCCCATTTACGCTGGGCTTCTTTATACGCTTCGGGGTTATTTTCTTTCCAGGTGTTGCGGTATGACCGCATTAATTCAACGTTATTAGCCCGCCAAGCCTTATTTTGTTCGTAATAAGTCTCTTTATGTTCTTGGTAGTATTCTTCTCTATATTGTTTTACACGCTCTTTATTATCTTCACGCCATTCTGCGTGGTATTCCTTAAGTTTGGCTTTGTTTCTCTCTCGCCAACCTGCAAGATACTCGTTACGAGCGGCTCGGCAAGCGTCACACGGAGCCTCTTTACGTTTTTGGTGGGCTCTCCAAGCAGTATAAGTTCCACAATTAGTTTGCATATTGTTGGAATTGTACATCGTTTACGAGTTCTTCTGGTTGAACCTGAACAAGGTCAACCGTTAGAAGGATGAAGTCCTCACTAATAATACCTTCTTGTTGGGACTTATAGGGGCGGAATACTTCGCCTTTCCAGACAATACGATCGCGGTCTCTGGAGTCTGGATTAGCCATAGTTCCTGGCGCGATCTTCTCAATATCCAGCGCGTTAATGGTTAAGTGGAGGTAGTCAGCGTTGTAGAAACCCTGCTGGCTAATTTTGGTATCGCCCTGTTTGATGATAGAGCGGATAATCTGGATCTGGTAAGGGCCAGTCCACATCTTGCCACCTGAGCCGTTGTAGTAAGAGTCGCCCACATCATAGATAGGGTCTACGGCGGTAGCGGTTGGGTTATAAAGCCACCACTCAGCGTGAGTTCCTACTGGGTTTGTTAGGTCGTTAGTAATACCTGTAGAGATAGATCCGCGCTCAAAGTCAGATGTAAATCTGCCACCAGGGGTATACGCTCTACTCATAGGTACTATTCTCCTCTATCTAATCTTATAAAACAGTATTACTTAGATAGAGCAGCAATCTCTTCTTGTGTTAGGCCAATTGCCGCCAACTTTGCATTGGCTGACTCTTTAGCGGCAGCAACTGCTGCAGCCTCAGCCTCACGTGCTGCCTGCTCCTGCGCTGCTTGTGCGGCTGCTGCTTCATTGGCAGCAATCTCTTCAGCAGTAAGAGGAACAGTTACAGACTCGGCCTTAATCTCACAGGCAGGGTCTGTAGCGTGGTCGTGGTCTGCACAGCAGACGATTACTTTAGTAGGTGTATCCATTATTTATCTCCTTTAAGCGTTCTTTAGGCCATACAGATAAAAGGTTGAGTTTGCGATAAAGTTTGCAGCGTTATTAGATGTAAAAGTCATAGAAGTTATTGCCGAAGACAGTCTGATTAAGTTTGCGCTTCCAAAAACCTGTACGTGAGAAGCCGCATAGTTTCCTTCAGATGCGTTAAAGACATTTATTTGTTTTGATGCCGTTGAGGTGTAATTAGGAATGTACAACTCACAAGAACTAAAGGTGTTTGCTGTATCTAAAGAAGAAGGGTTGATAATATAACCGCCGTTTCC